ACCCGCTGCAAAGTATTCCCCACCATGATTGGTCTCCCAACGTCCTTTTGCTTTACTATCTTCTCTTAGTGTAACATCTCCAAAGATCTGTTTATACTCTTTGGTGTTCATTAAATTCCTAACTTTGCTACCGAACCGCGAAGCTAATTCTGCGTTGTGTGAAACCTGCATTATTTTCATCTTAGGATTCCTACCAATCATCCATGCCGGGAAAAGGTAAGATGCAAATTCTGATTTAGTATGTCTAGGAGGCATATTGATTATGAGCCTCTTTTCACTGCCTTCAGCTATTTCTTGAAAGGCATTAGCAATAATTTGATGGTGTCCATAGTTTTTAGGATCGTTAGTCTTACGATAAATAAAATCTTGCCAAACAGCTGTTGCGAAAATTAAAAAATTATCCTGGCATAACTTGATCCACTCCAACTGCTTTTTTAATATTAAGTCTTTTAATTCGTCTTCTGATAGATGTTCAATGTTCATACCGTTTGGGACCCCTATGTATTTATATATCCTACTTACTAAAGGTGCAAGTTGTACTTTGCACAGGGTACAACGCAGGATCCTCTACTAAAAAATGCAGGTCTAGTTTGTTTTGGAAAATGAGCCTTGTGGATACACCAATGGCGCAATTGCGCCATTGGTTAGTGAGTAATTATTATGTGTTAGGTGTTAGTGTTTGTATAAGCGTACTAAACTTTTTAAGTATGTTGTCTTTAAACTCATCAACAACAGGGTTACCCACATTTTCTAAAATGTGTTTCTCACACTCACCCATTAATAATTGGAACATGATTTCATAATTGAGTTGTTTCTTAACTCCATTCTCTATAACCATGTCCTTTAATTGAGTTGGCGATTTCTCGCCAACTCTTTCTGCAAGTATTTGCGCTATATTGATTAGGCTATTGTTGGGCATTGTTTTCCCCAATCGCTTTGTATTCACAATAAGCTATTTCAGTTGTGAACTTATTATATAAATCATTATGAGCAATTTTGAAATTTGCTGTTTCAAATTTCTTTCTCTTACGATTTATTTTTTGCAATCCAAAACTATTACCATTCTCATCTTGAACAATAATTAAGTTTTGTTTTGTTCTATCAAAGCAATCAACAATATTTTGTTTCATTGTATCTAACTCTTTAGATAGTCTGTTTTGTTTTAGCTTTAATTGAACATAAGCAAGTACTATTTTCTTTTCATCTTGCTTTAGTCTTCTTACTGCTTGTGTCATATAGACCTCTTTGTTTAGTTAATTTACACCAATTAATATTGGATAAGATATTACTATCATATCCCACTATTAATACAATAGTTAAATTTAACTTTTATTCAACCTGTAGTTGTGCCTTTACCACCAACATTCATAAAATACCTCATACCCCTCATTAAGATATTTTTTGGCATTAGCTACAAATTTTAAATCATAGGCTTTCATATCCTCTTGCTCACCTTCCCATGTGTAGCTATCTTGACCGAAGAAGAAACCCCCAGTTTTTGGTAACGAGCGTGATCTTATTGCCTCTTCTAATTTATCGAGATCAGAGCGATCTAAATATAATGGCTCACAATTAAAGACACCCATTTTATGATGACCTGTTTTTTTATTCCAGATGTTTTCCATGAAACCCTGTAGTCGATTGTGCTTTCGCCAATTGCTAAACATTACTATTTCTCTGTTAGTTCCCTCTAACTTTTCTCTATCTGTTTGGCTTGTTATTCTTTCGCCCTTGTGCCTGAAGGCATACATATCAAGACCCATATTTTTCTCCTTTGTTAAATTGTTTGATCGGGATCTTATCAAATCCCACCGATCAAGCAACTATTATTTTTTAGAATCATTCTAAAGTAATGCTTGGGAACTAGCATTTCCATCTCTCGTGCTGGGCTAACCTTTGAACTTGATGTGCTGCCCGTCTGCTCCCAGTACGAGCGAGGTTAAAAGATAGCTCCAACTACCCCCAGAACGAGAAGTCCAGTCACCAGCAGAGTTGTGCTTGGGAACAATAACAGCAAAACTAAATACATTACGAGGACACCCATCAGAAGCTGCCCGTGCTGCTGGGAAGGCAACCATTCAATGGAATAAGTTCCTTACTAAACGACAACGAGGACGAGATCATTTTTCATCCTCCACTACACAGTTCTTCCAACTGTCCCCACGGGCAATAGAAGGTTGGTCTCGGCCACCGGTCAACGCGTAGGTCTTACCGGCTTCCGGCATATCATTGTTATCCTCCCATGGTGCACCTGCGTACTCTGTGTACCACTCATCAAAATTTTCTAATGCGCGGTCATATTTTTTTTGTTCTTGGAGATGCCACTGCTGTAGTTCCTCTCTTTTCAAGGTTAGGTCCTTTTTCAATTTTTCTTTGCTACCGTAGACCGAGTCCAGCATGTTCATCTTTATTGTGTGATCGTATGAATTACTCATTACTTCTCCTTTGTTAATTTGCGCAGACCTAAGATAAGACCTGATGGGATATAAGTCAAGAACTTTTTTTGCCCAGCAGGAGGATGCCCTTTTACCAGCCCCCCGTTAACTAACAAAGAGTAAAAAGAAACGAGGGGCAGGTGAAAGGAAATCCAGCAGCCTTGTGTGCCTGAGCTGCTTCCTTCGCTGGATGGTCCGTTGTCGTTTTTCCAACGAGAACGGGAACGAGAACTAGGAACGAGATCATGCTGCCTGAGCTCCCAGCTCCTGAAGGATGGTCTCCTGCACCGTGGGCCATTGTAACGGGAACGAGAACGAGGCAAACGACACGAGGGAACGAGGATCAGTAAACACGGACACCGGTCTGTAAAGTTTTAGAGACCTCTTCGAGAGGGTCTCATCGAAGATAAATACAATCCCACCAGCCTTAATATATTTATTAATCCAAACTATTTGCCACTTGTTTAGTTTAGGATAATTAGCTTCATCAGATTTAAGTTCAATCCAAAAAACTTTAGATTTATTTACACCATGAATATCAGGGATACCATTAATTGTGCTAGATTCTATGCGAGTTAAAAAGCATTTGTTAAGTCCTTTCTTAACCTTTTGCCAAAGTCTAGATTCTCTTGCGTTTTTTATCATCAATTAACTTAACTTTTTAATTTCCTTAATTACTGAATTAGGTATGATAGTAGTATTACCTATGCTCTCTATGTCAACTCCATTATCAGCAAATGAATAATCACCGAATAATCTAGTAACACCCTTGGTTTGAGATAGGAGGTGACCCTTCGTAATACATGTAGCCAATTTAGATTTTTTTAGTTCATCAAACGAAGACCACGAGCTGTTTGAAACAATATCATACCACTCAACAGCTACCATAGGATACTTATCGATTTGGTTTTTTATCTTTTTTGGTATAGCTATTTTTTTTCTCATTTACATTTACCTCAACATTACCAATTGAAGTGAACATCGTAGGATTGTGCATTTTATTAAACTCTTTGATCCAAACAGACCAACTAGCCCTCTTCAGATATAGCCGTCTCTTCAGGCTCAATGGTTTTTGCATTATAACCATCGATTTTTTCTGAAAGTTCTTTGAGTTTACTTTCGAGTTCCTCACGTGACATTCCCTCCAAACCAGTTACTCTAACTTCTTTTCTATCAATGAACGCACCAGCTAATTGACCTGATCTATACTCTGCGTTGATAGCAGCTGCATATTGATCTTTTTTTTCAGCCTTATCAGCTAATCTTTCAAATCTTTTGTAACGTCTGAGATTGTCACTCTCATATTTTTTAATTTCTTGTTCAAATCTTTTATCGTAATATTTTGCTATATGTGGATTTTTTCTTCTGTTTAATAATTGTGAAGCTGTGGACCTAGCTGTATTTATATCTTTACAATCATATCCTGCTCTCTTCAAAGCTTCAGCTTGTGTGATCTGGCCATGATCTTGCACCATAATCTCAACAAACATTTTTTGTTTTTGAGTTAGATCCTTTTCAGTTCTTAACTCTTTTTTAGTTAATCCACCCATTATTTTTTCTTTTTATTTTTTAAAACTTTACCAATGG